TCATCCTTACGTTGTCCAAGTTCTACATGAGCGATATGGTCAAGACGATATGATTCTTGGTTTGAGTATGTAAACTTCTTATACAATTGTAAGTAGTCAAGATTGTTAACGCCCAAGATTTCATAGATTTGATCCTTGCGTCCAAATCCACTATTCACCATGCGAGAACTAACAACACCCCAAGGCGATAGACGTTTCATTGCGTCTTCACCCATTTGGGAGTTGATACGATTACAGATGTAAGGTAAATCAAAGAATTCAGTATTCCAACCAGTAATGATATCTGGGTGGTCAGATTCCCACCAGTTTAGAAACCGAGCAAGAAGTTCACGTTCTGTAGGACAGTGAATGTATTCTACATCATCCCGACTTGTTTCATAGGGTTGCATACCCCAAACAAGAAACGTGCCCTTGTTATGATCTTTGATAGTGATAGACAGCATTGGTTCTGCTGCTTGGTCTGCATTAGGGAAACCATTCTCACATTCTACCTCAATATCAATAGTAACAATCTTGAGTTGTTTGGAATCAAACTCAATTTGTTTTGGATACGTTTCAGATAGGTATGAGTATGGAAACTGATTCATCCCATACACAAGATGAGGCTGAGACTGATACTGTTCGATAAACGCTTTCGCTTCCTTAATAGAAAGGAACTTCATTGGATTGACGTTTTTGTCTTCCAAGGTTTTCCAACCAGTTTCTTTCTGGACAGGAACGAAAAGAGTGGGTTCGTACTTTACTTTAAAGTTAGAACGAACACCATTCTTTACGGCACGAACAAGTAGTTGGTTGCCCCATTGAGCAACATGTGTATAGAAATTCAAAACATTTTTCCTTATCAATTAGATTCATTATACAAGATTTAAGGTAGAATGTCAAGAGAAAAGCGGCATTTGATCCTCAGGCGATTCTGGGAAATACTTATCAACCATGTCGATAACGTCTTGCCATTTTGCCATTTCCATAAGTTCGTGTTCTACCGCTTGAGAGATATCTGAGTGTTCCCCGATACCAGCAGGATTTTTCATGTAAACCATGATGTTTACTTGATGCATTGCAATCTGAGCCTGTGCATGTTGCTTTACAGCATTCAGAATATCATTATTCATTTTCTCGCCTTTCATTTTATAGTTCTCGTTTTTTACCGATATTGTATTTAGTTTCCAAATCCCACTCGTTCTTTTCCTTAAAGGAAATTACTTTGATTTGGGATAAAGGAGCTTTCGGTTCAGTATCACCGATTATTTCAACTAACCCCCAATCACTCAAAAGAACTGATATTGAGTTCCTACGAGATATATCATTCTCAGTTATGTTTGTATCCTTACCATCAAGGGCAAACAGTTCCTTAAAATGCACAATGTAATACCTACCTTGTTTATGTAGGATATGACATGATTGGTATAGTTTTCTCTCTTTACGAGATGCGACTCCTATTCTTGATAGTGTCTCACGAACCTTTAAGAAGTCATCAGGTTCTTTTAGTTTTACTTCTAGCATCCTATCTGGTTGCCATTCAATTTCTTCCATTTCTTCCACCTTTATTCAAACTATCTTTGATAGTCTTTATCTGTTCATTATTAAGTACCGAAAGAGCAACCTTTGCCTTTTCATTACTATAGCCATAATACTCTTTTACATACTCTAAATCTTCTAACTTTTCTGCCTTTACCCAAGGCGCAAATCGTTTCTTAGACCTAATAGTATTTAGTAAAAAATCATATTGAAGCTTTGCGTCAAGGTGGTGACGCATGTTAAGCTCATTAACGAACATGATGGTGTCATTGAATGCACCCAAACATCTGTTTACAACATATGATGGATACTTCTTCTCCCACATAGGGTCATCTGAATTCATCAGATTTTCCTTAGTGTGATTAATTGAGTTAAGATAGTGCTTTAATTCATAACTCATTTGAACTGCACCTGTGACATAATCTCAAGCATAAACGCTTGCATGTTTATCTCTTGATCTGCAACAAATGCTGATTTGTATTGATAATCAGCAACCGCCATAACCATATGTGGTATTGTTTGTGGTTGTACATTATCATACAATGTATCATAAATTTTACGATACAGTTGTGAAGGTTCGTTGTCTAGATTGTTTGCAACCCAAGAACGAATAGACTTGAAGTCTTTTGCCTTGAGATGTGTAGTCAACTCCTTCATATTTGATTCTGAGATATTGACAAGTATTCCAGTGTCAATCATTCCAGAAGCAGAATACCTTTGCAGTTCATTCAAAACTCTACGCCAATCTGGGAAGTGTTTCATTACCAGTTCTTGTACAACTTTAGGCTGGTATTGAACATTCTCTTGTGCAAGGATATCCTGTACACGTTTGTAAAATTCACCAGCAAGTTTTGGTTTACTAGAGTTTGGAATGTTGAATACAACACCCGAACATCTACTATGCAAAGGTTCGATAATCCTGTTCTTAAAGTTACAGGTAAGAATGAATCCACAGTTCTTGTGAAACTCCTCAATAAATCCACGCAACGCTGGTTGTGTAGATTGTGGATTGAGATAGTCTGCCTCATCAAGAATTACAAACTTGCGATTACCATCCATAGAGACAGTACTTGCAAAGTTCTTAATCTTGTTTCGCAGTACATCAATACCCGATTCTTCCGAACCGTTGATTAACATATATGTAGCACCGATTTCGTCAAGCATTGCTTTTGCAACAGTTGTCTTACCGACACCAGCTCCACCAGACAATAGTAGATTAGGAATGTGTCCATCATCTACAAACTGTTGGAAAGTCTTCTTCAAATCATCAGTAAGAACACACTCACTGATTGTACTAGGGCGGTATTTCTCCACCCATAACATCACATCATTCATAATATATTTCCTCTGGTTTAGGATGCTTCTAGAGCAATAAAGTATTCAATTGGTTTCGCAACATTATTAAAATGCGAGATACCTTTTGAAGATACTTCAACCTTATAATCACCAGAAAGAAGTTTTAGGTTTTCAACTTTGAAATAGTATGTGAAATCACTAGGTGAATTCTCACCAACCTTGATTGCAAAATCGTTTGAAGTTTCATTCTTACGATCAGTTACAGTTAGATTGATATCACCACCAACAGTACCTTTTAGTACTACATCTGGAACACCAAGTACGGCAGATGCCTTTTGGATTTGATTAAATGTATCTTGTGTGAAAGTAAACTCTACATCCACAGAAGGCATTGTAATCTCAGTCTTTGGTGTAGTCACCACAGAAGGGTCACTAAAGAAGTAATTCAAAGAACTACCACCACCCTCTTCATTCAATTTTACAGACTTATCTGCAAAGTCCAATGTTGGACTCTTGAATAATGAAAGTGCAGACAAGAATTCGTTCAAGTCATAGATTGCAAACTCATCATTGAATGTATCTGGAATAGTTGCCTTTGCAACAATGTTCTTCATTGCTGACATTGTATTAATAGTATTACCAGACTTCACCAGAAGGTTTTGGTTAATGGTTGAGAAGTTCTTTAGAACATCTCTCGTGTCGCCGCTTAATTGCATCATAATTTATTTCTCCATTGTATCGTGATTATGTAGAGCCATTATACCATAATGGATCACCTTTAGCAAGTCATTTCTGTTCTTGCCATCTTTTTTTCCGTACCGTTGACTATACTTGAGTATATTGCCGATACAAAAACCTTCGCCATGACCAGAATCCATAATGAATTCGGTGGCTTGAAACTTGTTGTGGGAATAGTGAGCGTCATAGGTTTTGTCTATGTACTCTTTGAGTTCGTTCAGAAGACGGTCTTCTGAATACTTGTAGTCGATTTCTTTCACATTCACATCCTATAATTTTAGTTATTACTAACTATAACATAAAAGGGCACCTCTGTCAAGAGGCGCCCAGCACTTTTATAACATTATTTAATTTCAATAGTACGAGGTTTCTTATCCTCTGGGATAACTCTTTCCATTGAAATAGACAAGATGCCATTTTCCATGTTCGCTTCTTTTACAACAACATCATCTGACAACGTGAATGCACGTTTAAATGAACGAGCAGAAATTCCTTTATGTAGATATTCTGTATCATCCATATCCATTTCGGATGTTCTCAAATCAATCGAACTAATGTTCAATCTATTTTCAGACATACGAACTTCAACATCTTTTTTAGAAAAGCCTGCAACTGCAACTTCAATAAGAAATTCAGTATCAGACTTCTTGATAATGTTGTATGGGGGATAGTTAGTTTGTTGTGTAAAGCCTGACGCTGAGGTTAGACTATCGAACATTCTATCGAAACCGATAGAATAAGTATTGATCCTAGTTGGATCGAGTGCTGCGTAATTTACCATTTTTTTCTCCTTTAATTAAGCAAGATAAATTG